GGCTGGACAGATCGGCACGCTCGGCGCGGTGAGTTTTCCCTGATGCTTACTTTATGTGAACGATTTTTTAAGGGCTTCGTGGTTGGGAACCCAGACGAATGCTGGGAATGGCAGAAAAGCTGCGCTACTCCGAAAAAATCAGCTCTGTACCAGAAGGGCCACGGACAGATTATGGTTGAAGGTAGAAACACCGCGGCTTCCAAGGCCTCCTGGCTGATCTTTCGTGGACCGATTTCTGCCGGTCTTTGTGTCTGTCATCAGGGAAAACTCACCGCGCCGAGCGTGCCGATCTGTCCAGCCACGATCGTAATGTCGCCCGGTGGAGCGGACAAGGCGAACGACGTCAAGATGTCGCCCGTGGTGGTGTCTACCGTTCCAAAGATCGCCGCCTTGTATGTGTCCTCCGTAACGTCGATTCCTATATTCGTCCGCTCGTCAAAGAGTTCTTTCAGGTTGTTCTCGACGGCGGTCTTCATGGCCGCGGTGTTGGGGGAGAGCGCGGTGAACGTGAAGTCGGTCGAGATCCCGGTCGGTGACAGTACGATCAAGTCGGCCGTGTCAGAGTTCCCGGGAAGGATGGCGTCGAGGGCGCTCTTTACGGCGGCCACCTCGGAACCAGACGGGATCGCGGTCACGTCGTTGTCGCGCATGAAGTAGACGGTCACCTGGCCAACGAGGGGGGTGATTTCTTGGACGAAGACCCTGGTAACCCCCGCTACACTTTTCGCGACTGCAGTGAGTTCAGCTGTGTTGAAATGAGCAATTGGGTTCTGGACGCGGTCGAGGAGCCGGGCGCGAACGGCGACGTTTACCTCCCTAGTCGCCCCGCCGCCGAGTTCGTCGAAGTCGACTCGGGCGACGTCGTCCACTCCCGTGATCGGGCTCTCGAACTTGAGTGCGACGTCGAAGACCTGGTCCTCGGTCGATCCGGGGTCAACGGACTCCACGGCGAGCTGCGCGGAACTGAATACCAGGAAACCTAATGACGTGGAGGGAGTCGGGGGAGGAGCACCGGTGATCGCGTAGGTAAAAGTGTTCGCGTCTAGGATGTCGATGATAGGGACGTTCGATACGTTGTACCCAGGATTACCAGCATTTACTATACTAATCCCAGTCTGGGTCCCAAGCCTGTGCTTGTCAGTGGTAATGCAGGTCGCGACGCCCAGGCCGTCGTGGGTCAAGTTGCCAATCGGGATCGTGGGACTTTTCACAGTAATAGTGACCGTGGACGAAACGGTCTTGTATCGCTTGCCGTCACCCGTCACCAAGAACACGTTCAGGGGAATGGTGCTTCCCAGAATTCCTGAGGCGACCGCGAATCCGAAAGCGGGGGTCCCGGCCGTTCGGATGATCTTATAGATCGCGGCCCACCGATCCAGGTTAATGACGGCCGTGTCCGGCAACGACTCCAGGGCGGCTTGGTCGAGGGCGAAGTAGAAGTCGAAGACTCGGTTGGAAAAGGCGACTATTGCCGAATTGAGCCAACTGTTCTTGAGGGCGGGTTTCCCGCCGACCGGGGCGAGGGCGAGCTCGACGTCCGTGATCGCGCGAGCGATGACGTCGTCTGCGGACTCGGGGGTCGTCAGGGGCATTAGTTAACTCCGGTGTTCTGCCAAAGTTCAAAAAACCTGCGCTCTACCACGGAGGTGGTTCTCTCGATGGTAAGCTCCAGGATCAGTCTGCCTTGCGCGGTCGACGTCGCCGATACGTTCGTGATCGCCACCGCCAAGCCGTCGTCGACGAGCCATTGTAGCGCGGTACGAGCCTCGTCCTCGATCTCGTTCATGATCGTCCTGGTAAGCCGGGCCTGCTCGAAAAGCCACAGCAAAGAGCCAATTTCAAATTCGGGGGTGAACTCGTTCCCAATCCATCCTCGACGACGGTTGGACTCTGAGACCTGGGACTCGTCTGCCCGCGCGTCCGTGAAGAGACTCACCTTAATCGCTGTGTCGAACGCATCCTCAGTTTCAACGTCGCCGTCAAACCCGATCTTGATGTCAAAGAACCCACCGGGAAGTTCCTGCAAAACCGCGTCGATTCCTCGCATTTATTCACCCTTCAAGACCGTTGTGGTATGAATCCCTATCACTGGAAGAACTGTGGGTGGCCCGATCCCATGAGTGTGGGTCCTTGCCCAGTTGAGAAAAGCTTCATTGCAAAGAAATTCAACAGCGCCGCCATTACTAGCTTCTATTAGTGATGCAAGAATATCAACTAAAGTATCACCATTAATTTCTACTGTACCTGTTCCTTTTATTGTAGTTTTTCCAACTGAATCTATAGTCACAACTCCAGTTGCATCTATATCAACATTAACAGCATTTATTTTAGCATTTCCAGCGGCATCCAAATCTATGTTGCCCTCGACGTCGGCCAGCATGTTCCCGGCGACCTTGACGTTCAGGTCCTTGGACGCCTCGATCTCGATGTCGCCGTTCGCCTTGAAGTGCAGCTTCGACCCGGTATTTGGGTGGAAGAAGACCACCTCGCTGCTGGCCAGGGGCTTCACGCGTTTCTTCGGGGACCCGGGGATCGAAACCCGTGCCTCCGGATTCCCCTGCATCGAGACCATCAAGACGAGTTCGTCGACTGGGACGTTCGCGTGCATCCCGTACGGGAACCACATGAGCGAGTCACCGACCTTCGCGAGGTAGCCGACTTGCTGGACCGGGAAGTCTTTCGAGTCGTCTCCTTCCCTGGTCGTGCGTGCCCACCGGAGAAGAGACTTGACCATGTTCTTCATGATAACAGGGCCTTAATGAAACCGATTCCAAGCTCGTTGTCTTCGGAAGGCTCGGCTATTTCCAGCGTGTACGCGTCACGATTGACCAGCGACAGGCTAGTCGTGCTTCCCTCGTCCTCGGTTAAGCCATAAATCACGGAGTTTACGAGCATCACGGAATTGATCCCGGCAAACACGTCCTCCACGCGGACGAGCTGGTTCACTTTCCACAGATCCCCCGTCTGGTTTCGATAGCCATCCACGACCGCGGAGTAGATTCGGCTGCGGGCCTTCCGGATGTTCTTCTCCCACTCCGCGCGCTTCCTTGATTCACTGTCCGAGCTATTCGACTCTGGTACGATGACCATTTGTCGGCCTTTACGGACGCCCCCGTCCGTGACCGCATTTTCACCGCCGCCGCCCTGCTCAACGATCGTAGAAAATTCCGTAATCCCCGCCAGAATTAGCGCGATCAAGTTAAGTTGGGACGGCATCTTGTAGAGGTTGAAGCGGTTTGTCAGGTCGTAGTCTACTGACCAGCTGATCACGTTGTTGTCGTTACTGTTCACGCGATGAATTAGAAAAGCATCGATTTGGGTTTCAGATCCTCGTGTGATGACGACGTCTCCGTCTCCATTCGAGGTCAGGAAAACCTGCCTCTTTCGCGCCCATTTTTCGATGAACTCGAACGCGTTGTCCCCCGGTTCCGGCGAGATCAGGTCTTCTGCTTCGTTAAAGGGATCTGGAATCGCCTCGTCAACAACCGAAATTTCGGCGCTCCCCTCCTGGCCTGGCGCCGCTCCCAGACTGGCGATCGTGCGCTCGATAACCGTCTTCAAGGTGATCGGAGGACGCAGATCGGAGAAGACCTCTCCGTTCGGGGATTTCGAGTCAAGCGTAGAGTCGACGATGTCTGCGGGCTTGTCTCGTCCGCTAATCGAGATCGCGTGAGACTCGGGGTTTCCAGACCCAGTCACCTTCTCAATGAATCCAGTAAGCACGCACTCGCCGTCCGCGAAAACTTCACACGCTTCGCCGCCTAGAAAGGGGAGTGGCTTTGCGTCTTTTGATGACGTATCGAATGAGAAGGAACTAGCCAGACTGTCGAGTCTAATCTCCACATTCCCCTCGATAAAGGAGTCGTATTGCACTCCGCCGACTTCGATTCGTAGTGTACTCATGCCGACAAGACCTTAACGTCCCCCTCGATACCCGCGCCGTCCGGAAATCCATTGAGCACGGCGATAATGTCTCCTTGCGTAGATTCGCCGTAGAACCGGTAAGCAAGCAGCCTGGTCGAGGTCAAGTTTGTACGAATGGTGATAACCTTGGGACGGAGATCGCGCTCCTGGTCGAAGAACAAGTTCGTCGAGACGCGTAGCTTGGCGACGCTTTCTTCCAAGTCCTCTCCCATGATCCCAACGGGCAGGAGTTTTTGCCATTGGTTTTCGAGGATTTCGGCCGTGGTATCAATATCGTCAGTTGTGGCGAATGTTAGTTTCGCCGCCGCCAAGTATGCTTGGGAAAGGGCCGACGACTGAACGGCAGAGTTCATCACGTTCCGATTCAGCACTCGTTGAATCTGGCCTGACGTGCTTTGGGTAATCGTCGTGTCGTCATCGCCGAAAACGAAGAGCCGGGACAAGGAACTGAACGCGTCGGCGGAATCAGCATAGAGCCCGGAAATCGAGTCGATCAGGTCAACCGTGTCTTTTCCAAGGTCCTCGGGCTTAACGATCGAGGCGAAGATCGTATCTTCGTAGTTCTGTGTCCTCAAGTCAAAAGCGTCGACTGCCGCCTCTTTTGAAGCGACCACCTTCACAGCGGCGCGGACAGCGGCTAGAACAGCGGTCGTCTTCGTCACCGCGTCGCCGAAGTTGCCGGAGAACGACTCGGTTACCTTGAACCGGCCTTTCACGTCGACCTTCGCCGCGGCCGACACGGCCCTCGACCCCACGGTGATAGAACCCACCACGCTTTCCGTGATCTTGGGGAGGGCGTCCGAGTCATCGGCTGAAAATGTGATTTCTATTGGAGAAGAGCCTAGGCTCTTCATGTTTTCTGTAAGGTTGAACCTTATTACTGAGATTTTCTTGAATCGCCCCAGGAATGGGTGTACCAACACGCCAGATTCGCGGGACTTAAGTGCCTTGATAAGCGCGTTTCGAACCTCGCGATAGCCCTTGATCTCCGCGCCCGAGGGATCTCTTTGGGCGGCAACGGTCCCGCTGATCGTGAAGTCATCCGGATTTAGGCCCAGGTCTTCCAAGGCCTGACGGTCCGAGTTTGGGAACAGCTTCCGTACCTGACGACGACCGCCCGCTAATCCGGCAGACGTCACGAGGAAGGGCACCCCGCGAAACGACGCGCGATGCAGGTCTTGGGGGTTCACGTTAGGGGGTCTCCACCATGTTGAACCCTAACTTAAGGCCGCCTTTGTCCCCGGTAGTCTTTGACTTCATGGACTGGATCACGCCTTTGGCCGCGTTGATGGTCATTTCGATGGTCGCGGTGTTTCGGGAGAGAAACTCCCCACCCTTACTCAAGTCCACTTTTCTGCCGCCGAACTTACTGAAGTCCACTTGTCCGCCGCCGAGCCCACTTAGATCCACGTCCTTACCGCCCAGGATGAAACTCTTGAGCTTAGACAGTCCAGTGACTTTTGCTATCACGTTTATAATCTTCTCGATCCAAATGCCGATGACCCCGAATATCTCCTTCAGAAATCCGCCAAGGGACTTGAAGAAGGCCATGATCTCGTCAAAAAACTTGATGATCAGGAACAACGCGACTGGCACGAGCACCAAAGCACCGAGTACCAGGAACGACGCGCTGGCGAGGGCCCCGAAGAGGAAGACGAGGCCGGTTATCAACAGCTTCAGCCCGGGGATGGCGAACGCGAGGAGCGAGAACACCGTGCGAAGCCCCACGAACCGGAGGATTATCAGCGGAAGCGCCACCAAGGCCAAGGTTTGGAGGATCCCGGAAAGCGTAACCAGGATTATGCCGAGCACGATGAAGACGGTTCCAAGCCGTGCGACTAATTTCGTCAGGGTGGGGTGCGCTTTCGCGAAGTCTACCATGATTATCGTCAACTTAGCGATTGATTGCGACAAAAAATTCAGGAATCCCGGGATATTTCCAGCCTCCGAGAGCAAACCGCCGAGCTTCCCCTTAAAGATTACCGTGGCGCCCCCGAGTCGGGTCCACGCGCCCCCGAGCCTCTTCGACTGCTCCGCCATGATTCCAAAGAAGCGACCACCCTCGCGCGCGCCCAGGTCGAGGATGGTCTCGCGCAACGCGATGAAAGGAATTTGTCCCGTGGACACGGCTTTTCGGATCGTATCAACCGACTCGCCGGTCTTTTCCGCCCACACCTCCATAACTTCCACGCCGCGAAGCGCGAGCGAGTTGAGTACGTCCTGGGTCACGCGCCCCGCCAACTGCGCCTTTCCAAAGAC